CGGTAGGACAGCAGACAACTTAACTCTGCGCTTATACAGCGGTAGACCTGAATTAAATGAGGCCCGAGTATTGCCAGAATCAGTACACACTATTGCTGTATTATTCGCACCATCATTATCGGTGAAATCCAACTTGTTGTTGGTACCAATTACCTGGATTTGATCTATCACCGGCGTTTCAGCAGGGTTTATTTTAAGGTCCAGATCGTTAAAGTTACCGGTAATGAACTTTCCTGTAGCATCTAACCCACCACTCCAAGTCTCAACTGCTATTATCCAGCGGTCAACAGTAATACCAGCTGTTGACGGTCCTCGAATGGTAGTAACTCCCAGGTTAGGAATTGGATCTGTAGCTTGAAAGATGACCTTATTAGAGTCCCAGTCATGCGCTACCGCAGCTCCTGTTGTTTCCCAATCTAACGCAGCGACGCTAAAATCATTCACGAAGTTCACATAGATTTCATTGCCTTGATATACAGTGTTCTCACTGTCTGTCTTTATCACTATAGCTCTAGCAACATTACCTATCTGTGTCACAGTGACTCTCGAATCTAGGATCTTATCCTGACCAGTGGCTGCAATTTGCATCTCCATGACCAATCCATCGCCACAGTTTGCAATTAGTGGGCAGTAGATATCCGCCACACGCGAGCCAAAGACTTTTAGCCCGAAGCCAGTAAAGCCACTGATGCGGGGAAGTATTGTCTGTCCATTCCAGTTTCCGCCAGAGGTTATAGGACCATTAGCGAAACTAGATATAGGCTGAAACTCAGCCGTCCTTGATGACGTGTATGCCGGGAGGTTTGTGAGCGTTAGTTGCTCGCCCAGGCCATACTCACCATAGAATGCTATTTCCACAAAGTTTGCGGTCGCGGCTGCTACAGCTTTATGGATAGCAGGTACATCATTGGTTAATGACGCTCCTTGCGCGGCTCCAAACCATTCTGGATAGCAAGTCTTAGTTGCGCGAGTAAATACAATGTCGCCTAGACCGCTGAATATCTGATAATACTCTGTCTTTATGGCCCCGAGCGTTATCGTTACGCCGGTGTCAGGGATCAGACTGCCCCCCTTGCAGAATTCAACCTCTATGGCAGAGAGGTCAACTGTAGTCGACACCCTGGTTGCCCCCGTTATTTTAATGGTTGTGAGGTTGCTAGCAGCGTAAGACAACACTGCGAACGCATCTGTACTCCCACCATAGATCGCGCCAAGTAAGTTTATATTTACTGGTTCTTTTTCCTGCAATACTGATGTAGTTGCATTTGCGTTGAGCAAGCGTGCAAACGTATCCGATGTATTCCCTGCCTCTACGATATATGCACCGCCACCGCCATTGCCCACACTAAATTCCTGAGTGGTAACTGTCTGTCCTGCAGTCAGATTCGCAAGTTGCATGTTTGCTGTTGTATTGAAGGGTGCAGTCTGCGCGGAAGTAACATCTGTATTAGACAGAATTACTTGACCGTTTAATATAAGACTCGCTGTATTTGTTATCCCTATATTAACAATATCATTCAGGTTCATGTTCAGATCTTGTGCGAACTCATCTATCTGACGACCGTCGTAGATCTCGTGCAGTAGCATAAGTGCCTGCAGATTCGAGTCATCGAGGTTCGCTTCTTTAAGTACAGCACCCGCCTGGTAGTCGTGAATCAGCGATGTATTCGGTGTAGTGCGCTGAACGTGCACTATGTCACCAATGACCAGCGTACCAGATAACTCCACCAGCGCGTCATTGATGAATGTAACTGTACGGAACACCTGATCGCCGGAACCATCAAGCTCGTCAACGACGAATGCTTCTATATGGCTCTGCGACAGATAACCCAACGTGAAGTTGAGTGCAAACTGCTTGGATACTGCAGTAATTGCGTCAACTGTATAAATATTAACAGAATTTGCCATGATAGTTCCTCTGAGATTCTCCTATAGGGTGGGGAATGAGAGGGCGCAAGGCCCTCCCGTCTACTCTGCTGCCTGCTTCATCAACCCGAATATGATGTTAGCTGGTAGGGTGTTTCCGAGCACTGTTGCGCCCTGTAATGCACTGACATCCTTCTTGCCGATCTCGTAGTCATCCCATAACGCCCGCGTTGGGGTGGTAAGGGTATTGAATACATCCTCGGCAGCCCCGAGAGCAGGGATCGTTTGCATGCTGAGCTTGCTCTGCTTATGCCCACCGGTACGACCTGCATTGAACGCCCAGTCGGCAGGGATTAGCCCGGCGTACGCCAGGACACTGATCCCGTCCGGGAGCATTGCTGCCATACCACTATACTGCACAGCACCTTTGCCAATACGCTCAGCTGTCAATCGCTCCTCAAGGTACCCGTCTTCCTGCCCCGGTGCATTGGCTACTGACTTGGCGATGTACGCCATACCAGACCATGCGAGGCCGTACGTGACGGTAGCGAAGGTTGTCATGTCTCCATGCATAGTGTTACGGCCCAACTGCTTCTCCATCGCAACTAGCGGGAAGTGCCGGAACTGCGTGAACATAGCACCTAGCGTACTGTGCATCCAGTGCGCAGTCTCTCCTGCCAAGGGGCGCTGCACGACCTGATGCGTGAAACGGTTCAGGCCAATAGCAAAATCCTCTGTGACATTTGGTGCCCACTTCTCCATATTGAGCCGCTTGAGTTTGGTACCGTCGAACTCTGCATGCTTACTGATAGCAGACTTGATACCGGCCAGTGTCGCATCATCCCAGCCTACGTCAGCCAGTCGATCAACGGTGAGGCGGCCTACGTCTCGGCCCATAGCAAGGTTTGCTACCTTATCCGCCATGACCTTAGTAGCGAGCCGCTGCTCCAGGCGTTTGATGTGGTTCATGCCTGAGGCGTACCCAAGCATGTCCTGGCCACCAGCCAACCCTTTATCGATTACCTTAAGCCATGTAGGATCATCCCCTGCTGCATCCTCCAGGCGAACCTCGGGACGGAACAGTAAATGCTCATCACCGATGGTACCAACCATAGTTTCGATTTCATCAATCACATCTGGCTCGACATCGCCACGCCGCGCTCCCCGTAGGAATCGGCCCATTGACGGTATCTCTTCGATCATAGTACGCATCCCGAGTTGCCCCGTGATCGTACCCAGTTCAGCCAGCTGTGCAAAGCCCACCTGTCCCAGCATTGACAGCGTGGCCAGATCCATCAGGCGGCGCATGTTACGATTCACGCCCTCACCAATTGGGCGACCTAAGAGTTGCGAATGCACAGCGTCCACGCGCTTGTTGATCTCAGCCACTTTGACATTGGGATCTTTAGCAGTCATGTCCTGCACCAGTGTGCGCTTCATTGTATCCCAGTCAGCGTCTGAGGTGATCCCCTTACGTGCCAGGGCGCTTCTGCCCGCTGTCTCAGATGCGTACCGCCCCACAATCACGTCCATGTTGTTGTCAACAATATCCATGAGGGAACGACCGGCAGCAGTCTGGGTCAGGTCAACCTCGTTACGACTACGTAGATTCTTGAACTTGCCGCGGTCAGCAACACTACCGTCGATACGTTCAAGTAGCGCGTTCAACCTACCGGGGTTCAGGCCTGCATCTTCGAACATGCTTCTAAGTTCAGCCCGAGCGTCACCGGTTAACAGTGCAGCGGGGTTGGCATCGAGTTGCAGCTCTTTCTTCATCGCACGCTGGAATACAGCATGAGCCATTGCATTAGCATCCTCCAAGTCAATACCGAGGGTGCGTGCGTAGTTCTGGCCCAGCATAGATTGATACGCCAGTCGGTCACTATCGGAGAGACGGCGGATCTTGGCCCCTGTCCACTTCAGTGGTACATAGCCAGGGATGCGATCAATGTCGTCAGCTCCGCGTACGCCAGAAGTCTTCATGGCATCCAGGGCCTCATCCATGCCCTTCTGCCAACCGTCTGCTGCATCCTTAATAGATTGGTCGTTAGTGATGGCTGCATCGCTCTTACGCAGTCTCCGGCTCTCCAGCTCCCGACGCAGAAGACCATCAAACTGGGTCTTACCCGAACCGTAATACTGCTTGAGGTTAAACCGTGTGATACCTTGAGCATGAGCCCACGCATCATAACTCGCCCGGTACTGCGGCATTACCGCGGACAGAATCCTACGCTCATAGAAGTCCTTGAGTATAGCCGCGGTCTTTTCACGTCCACCCAGACCAGCGCCATTCTCCAGTATGATAGAACCAAAGTGCTTAGCTACCGCGGACTTTGCTTTTATGAAGAACGTCGAGTCCATGGTGATACCGGCTTTCGACATACCCTCGATTGCCTTACCGGTCTTGCTGTTAAGACGGTCGTTCAGGTTGTCCTCGTTATGCGCTACCCACTCCTCTGCCTGATCGATAATGTCGTTCTGCTGCAGTGTGGTTTCTACGGGAGTTTCTTGGGTATCCACTCGTGCAGCTCCAACGCTACCACCACCTGTGGGTTGAGTTGTACCAGCCGCAGGGCTCGCCCCGTCCTCTGCAGCTCGCTGAGCGCGATGAGCTTCGCGTAGTTGTTTCGATTCGTCTGTCTCTCTAACACTGCTTTTGATTCTGCGGGGCGCACCAGCTTCTCCGAATAGTTGATTGACTTGTGACGCACGGTCCAGACGTTTGAACGCTGCCAGTGCACCAACTGCTGTTGCTGCCTCTTTACTCGACTGCTGTGCTTGGAGGATCTGATCAACTTGCTTCTCAGCAGCAGTCACCTCACGGCGAGCAACGCGTGCTCCAGGCTGCCCCAGGCCAATAGCATCCAGACGGGTCTGTGCTGCTTGTAGGGACTTCTTCGCTGTGCGTAGGCCGGACTTCTCCTGCTTGGTTGATGCAAACGCCTTGGCCTTGGTGCGCAGCTCTGATATGTGCGTTCTGATTGCGACACCAGTAGCAACCTTATCTTCAACGTCAGAACTAACTACGCGCTCCATACGACGCGGTGGTAGGTCATCTCCAGTAGCAGCAACACCTGCGCCGGGGGAATCTGAGGAGTCCGCACCGTAGTCCACGCCTTTACGAGTGTTCCGAGTTTCCTCCGACACACGCCGGATGTCTGCACTCAGGTCGGCAACACGTGGTGCCTTGAACATCGCACCAATACCACCACCGAGGGTCAGTCCAATCAAGGCACCGTCGATCACATCATCCGCTGTCACACTCTCACGGGCATTGGCGATGATCGCCTCCTGCGCTGCACTGGAACCTCCCAAAACTGCAGCACCGGTCAGGGCGTTGATCTTGCGACTATTCGATGCAAGCTTTGCGAGTAGCGCTAACTCACCGGCACCGGCCAATAGCGTAGTTGGATCACCCAAGATAGCACCTACGACAGCAGCACCACCGACGACCTTATTGCCCTTGAAGATAGTCTCCATAGCAAAACGTTCATCAGCGAGCTTCTGGATCTTGAGGTCCAGTTCGGGCTTGCTTCGGGCAGAGGCTAGTGTCTCCCAGTGGTCGGGGTGGATCGTCTCCTTGATCTCGTCGAAGTGGTCATAGAAGTTGAAGGAACTATCCGGCGCGAATACAGGTGATGCAAACTCGTCGTACAGGGCCTTGGTAGGGGAGAACGCTGTGATGGCTGCGCCGATCTGCACGAGGGCACCCGGTACCTCTTCCTTACCGGGGAGCGCCCGGTCACTGAAGTCACCGTTGAGCTGCTGCCAGTATTCGTCAATCGTTTTATTACCAAAGGTCTGCTCTGGTGTAGGTGCTTGCTCCTGAACAGGGGCGACGTTAGATGGGGTTAGGTCAGCATTGAACTCTGACCCAACAGGCACATCGACACTTACTACGATAGGTTCCGGGCCGGGAGTGACCTCTGAAATGAGGCCCGCCGATCCCCGGATGTTAGCGAGGTCAGATGGACTTGCACCACTCGCAATAGCAGTATCTTCCAGGCCCGCGAATTTCTTACGTAGTTGTTCTGGATCAGTTTGAAAGTCTTGGGCCATGATGCCTCCTAATTAAGTAAGTTCGGGTTCTGTCCTAAAGTCAATCCACCGGAAATAACCTTCCTCCAGAACTCATTCGCCTCGTTCTGGCGCGCTATGTTCCGCTCGATCTCCGCATCAAGTTCCGCGTTACTGGTACCGGTGAAGATACCAAGTGCCTGCTTGCGGCGGCGTAGGTTAGCACGATCACGCTCAGCATCTTCCGTCACCTCTTTAGTAGCAGACACAACTGCCGCTTCTAGTGGAGGTAGTACCACGGTATTATTGAAGTTCATACCGATATGATTTATGCTGATCTCGTTCAGGCCTGCTGCGTAATCAGGATTGTCTGGATCGGCTGTGCTAATGATGAGAGAGTCACCCTGCATACCCTCTACACGGAACTCACCCTGTTCAAACCCAAGCGCCTGCATGTGGAAGTTGATTGCCGCCTCAGGCGAACCGTCCACCAGATTCATGCGTGCTGCCAGGGAGTCCCCTGCGTTGTATAGCGGCTGACCGTTGATGATGTCGTGATTACGCGCAAACGTCTTGGCAGCAGATACCACAGCCACCTCCGGGGAGTATCCCTTAGCGACGAGCTGCTTTGCTTTGCTGGTCACAAACCCAGAGATAGCAGATGAGTTCGCCACTGCATCCTGAGGTGACTGGAAACCGAACCACGACCACTTAGATTCCGCGATGCTCTCGACCTGTTCAGCAATTTGAGTGTTCAACAGGTCCGAGCTGAGGTATGCAGAGTCCACGTTACGCTTGCGCTGGGTATCAACCATTAGTACGGCTGACTGGATATCCTGCACAGAACCCTCTTGTAGTAGACTGAATATCGTCTCAGCCTGGGCCTTGGCCTCATCACCGGCAATCATATCCAACGCCTTAACAGGGTTCGCCTGGGCGTAGTCCATCCAATCGGTGAACATCGCTGTGTACCTGGGATCGACCTTGCCCGACTCCAACACGCCGTCTGTGAGATACGTGAAGCGACTTTTCTGCCGGGTGTCCTGTACTGAGCCCGTGGCCTGTGACCAGAGCGTGATCTTGTCCCTACGCGCTGCCTGCTTACCATCGACCGTCTGTGGGTACTTGTTGTCGATCAACGTGTATGCGTGCTCCAGTGCGCCCTGCTTACGTGCCGCAGAGTTCTTGCCGGTGAGTTCGCCGATGCGCCCTTGAAGCACTAACTGTGCATCATTGTTCAGACTGATCTGCTCCTCGTTCCTGGCCCATGCCTTACGGAACAGTGCCCGGCTGCCGCGCTGTTTGAGGTCACCGTAGGCGTTCTCATACCCAGTCATTTGCCGCTGGAGTTCTGCCGGGCCTACGATCCCCTCATCAACACCCGCTGCGATCTTACCCCACGCATTCTCAGCTTCCAGATTGATGTCCGTGGATTCCTGAGAGGCGTACCCGCGCTGTGCTTCGAGTATACGCAGCTGCTCAGTAGGCGAGAACTTAATACCCAGGCCATCGACTGATCGGTGCATGACCTCCGAGCCTTGCTTGTAATCAACCACCACCGACTCAACCAGCATCTTGCGCCAGCTTCCGGCGTTCATGCCCTCGGGTGGATTGGACAGGGATGCTCCCAGCACGGCCTTTGCTTCACCGGTTAAGTCATGATCCCAGCCATTACTCCTCGCCAGGGAGTTGACGTTCTGAGACTCCCCGAGGATGCGGTTACTCACAGTCAATACGTTCTGCTCATTCACATACGCGCGGTTGGCCTTCATGTGCGTCTCTGCCAGGGCACCCATCTTTGGTGTGATGTCTGCAGTCAGCATCTCATCGACGCGGTTGTTACCGGTGAGAATAGTCTTGAGTGACTCGCCCTGCCGCTGGCGATACACATCAGGGCTCATCCCCCGACCCTCGTCAGTGGTGAGGAATGCAGCCTCTTCAGCGAAGTACTCGTTGATCCCTGCCACTGCCGTCTGTGCCTCTGCACCGCGTAGTGTCGCCGATGGCCCAAAGACATTATTGTACCACGGCTCATCCTTCTCAATCTGCTTCAGAGTTGCACCTTGAGTGACGGCAATGACACCTTCCGTGAAATCTGACTTTGCCTGCTTCTGCATGGCAATGGCCGACTCTTCCCGGCCTATCTCTGCAATGGCATCCAGGGTGGACCCAAAGCGATTTACTTCACCGACCTGAGGCATACACCCTCCTTATCAGATTACACCAGCACGACGGTTGTCTGCTAGGATGTCTTGACCAATCCCCAGGATACGCGCCAGCACATCAGGCTTGCTGAAGTTGCGGTGATCTAGGTTATTGCTCGTGGTTGCTACAATGTCAGCTGTACGGTTAATCGTCTGATCGTGAATGGCCTTGAGGCCCTCGTCACGCTCGACTTCAATCTGTGCTGACTCTTGCATTACTGAAGTCATAACATCGTGTGCTGTGCCTCCAGTGATGCCTGCCCAGGCTGCTTGCACAGAGGCGGACCCCTCCCGCTGGAGAGCCGCCTTCTGAGCCTTGAGGAAATCAAAGCCTAGCTTCCGCCGAGCCAGGGCACTCTCTGTTGCCAGGGAGTTAAGGGCCAGCTCGCCCTGCTGAACCGTCACGGCGTTATTAACCGCCTGCTGCGCTACATCATTCGCGTGCGTTGTGCGGTTCTTGTTATACTCCAGCACGCCGCCGAGGACGTTAAAGGCAGCGTTTAATTTTACACTCATACTCGTCTCCCTCGTTTGGCGAACTTACCACGCCATTCTATTTCAGTTAATCGGAATGGTAAATAACTGTCGGACTCAATACGTAACTCAGCCTCAGTACTCTTGAATCGAAAGGGCACTACCAGTGTGTCATCTACGATAGGAGCAGAACCCAGTACGTTCTCAATAGCATTCGCCTTACGCCCTGTGTACTGCGCCACTTGAAATGACCCACTGAACTTCGAGTCAACCCATGCATCCAGCGCACCTGTATCGATGAACGTCAGATAGAACTGCTGTACGCGGAGGTCAGCTGTGCCGATGGTGACGCCTGCACGGTCCTTTATCTGTGGCATCGTGGGGATGTACTTGCTCAAGTATTGCGTGCCTACATGCACAGTCCCACCAAGCATATCCGCAGCCAGGGTAAGAACGTCACCGGCCCGACCATTGATGATGATACGCATTCCTGGGTACGGGCAACCTACGCCCTGCACAGCAAGGAGAGTCGAGAACCCTGCTACAGGGTAGTCTGACGGTAGCGTGACCTCATCCACAGTTGATGTGAGTGCTACTTGCTGATCGCTGTACAGGTTAGCCGTGAGGCCTACAGGAGCAACGTCCCGCATGTCTATCGAGGTCAAGTAATACGCATTGGCATCGGTACGCTTCACGAGGTACAGCTCAGACTGCACAAAGAATGCATGCACAACAGTGTCAGCGAACGACCACTGGCTCCATGACGACTGCACCTTATCAGATCCTGCCCATAGGTACTGGTACAGGAACAGCAGGGGTGAACCATCTGAGGTAGCAACGACGGCATTGTAATCTGTGGAGCCCGCGAGGTTCGTTAGGCGTCCAGGCAGGAAGCGTTCGACGTGCCGGGTGATCGGCTCAGCATTATCTGTGTCAAACTCGGAGTCGGTGAAGAACTCTCGGATACCCGCAAACTTACCGTAGTTAATCCCGAACAAGATGTTTTGGCCATTGGTCAGCGGGTCAGCCTGCATGTCTGCTTCAAACACGGTGGTCTGTGTCAATGCAGCAGTACTAGGCTGGAATGCTACACGACCGGGGATAACAAACTGAGCGTTGTCCGAGAACACAACGAGGTTCCGGTTGTGCTGTACTGCCCGGCGCAGGATGGCTACTTGATCACTGTTTGCTGTGATGTCGATACGATCCGAGGCAATCAGTGTAGTCGCTGACTTCTTCCAGAAATCGAAGAAGTTCTCCGTCGTGCTGCCGATGAGGTTCTCACCTGCAAGCATTAGGAACCTGCCCTGGAATGAAGATAGCCCATTGATAGAGTCACCTACAAACGACGGGTCTGCATTGGTCACTACATCACCTGCCAACCGCTCTGCCCACAGGGGGTTTGCGACGACGTTGGTGGCGACATCAACTCGATCCACCCCATCCATAGGCCCGTAGTGAAACGTTCCGTCAGGCATACGTACAACAGCGTGAGGCATGGTAACGGGGTCCAGCTCATTCTTATCATCGGGGTTGGCGGACTCCATCCAATAACCCTCGGCCAGAGTTTGATCGAAGCCCCCGGAGAATGGATCACCGCCTGTATGCACACTGCGCATATAGAAGTCGTCAATGGTGCTCGTCCCACCAGTGATTCGGATCACGAGCCCCTGCGGTACGATAACGGGTAACCCCACTGGCGTAGTTGCTGCGTGAGTTACAACCGCCAGGCCAGCGGAGTCGGAGGACACAGCTGCCAGTATAGGCGTTGTGTCTGTCTCATCATCCTTGTAAATGTAGAGGGTGTTGTCCACGATCTCTTTCGAGTAGTTCGTCTTTGTGAACCCATCGTGCAGGCCTTGCATAATCGCGTTGACACCGTGCGTCGATAAGTTGACATTAGATGCACCGGCCTCATCGGGGATGGTGTATGTTACGGTTGTGCCATCAACGGTTATCTTGTATACCTGTGCAAAGGTACCTGGGCGGTCCAGGGTGAACAAGGCACCGTTGCGGATCAGCTCCGAGTCCAGGGCGTTGGTAGTCTTCAGCGCCGGTATCTTCTGCTTATTCGCCACCAGGGTGAAGTCACCGATGGTGTGTACACTCATGTCGTCTTTGGCGTCAGTGGATGCAATGTACGTCTGTGCAACACCGCCAACAGTCTGCGCCACACCAAGCAGGTCATACACTTGCACCTTGCCGTCGGTGAACACCATGATGTACTTCTCATCATCCCCACGATCATACGTGTGAATGAAGGCGTTCGCGTCGTGCGTCAGGCCTACCAGCGCCTTGATGAACTTGCTGGGTGCTCTGCGCGATAACCCTCTAACAGGGTCCGACACGCAATTCAGCTGCTCAGTACACTGCCCCGGCAGACGGTCCCGAGGAGCTTGCTGGGAAACTCCCTGCACTAGGTTATTAAGTGATCCGTCTACACGGTTAGCCATAAGGCCTCCTATCGAGCAGCACCACCAAATCTGGTAGTGACACGGTTCCGACGACGCGCCATAACACGACCCACCGTCCGGTTAGTTCTTACACTGATGTCCTCGTTGCGCAGATTGTGGCGCTTGAGTTCCGCGAATGCTTTATCAAATTTGTTGGTCAGTCGAACGACTTCGTCAGCATCACCATCGTCACCCCCCACGAAGTCGAGAGCAGCTTGGTATTGAATCGCATTTTGAGCATTGAAGGGTAACTCCTCCCATACAAGAAATGTGATGGAGTCGATTGTAATCGAGCGGTCGATCACATTGGTAGCGTTGTCCCGGTCGTACAGGAACGCACCCCGTACAGTAAAGTTGTCGTTAGGATCAATCGAGTCAACACTCAAGGCGTTCTGTGGCACGACCACCCGCCCCTGTGCATCTGGTGCCAGGGAGATGGTGTACTCTCGATTGAACCACCAGCCTCGCGACTGTAGCTCCTTAGAGTTGCTCGTAAGCAACGCACGTAGTGCCAGGACATCGGGTTGGTTGTTCTCAAATGTAGTGACTGGGGTTGCCCCAGCTGCAGCGAGGCCTACATTCACTGCCTCTAGTTCTGATATTAAAGCTAGGTTTGTAGCCATGCAGCCTCCATAACGCAAAAAATAGGGTACCCTAGCCGAAGCCAGAGCACCCTATTGGAGTGAGATTGTTTACGCCTTACGAACCAGACCGCACATGTCGTGACGGTTGGGTGCTACACCAAAGGCGAGGTAGGAGTCAATGAACCACTGCAACTCTTCCTTGTTGTACCAAACGTCAGAGGTCAGAGGAATGGATTCACCGGCCAGCAGTGCCTTAGGCAACAGGACCAAGACAACCGTCTTCGCTTCAGTAGCGCTGACGTTGTATGCAGTTCCCAGCTTGTGATCAGTGATCGCAGCGGCGGGGATACGGTTGGTCTTGATGATAGGCAGGCCACAAGACTTCAGGATCATACCTTCAGCCACATCACCGTTACCGGTAGAGAACTGAGAGTTGATCAGGCGGTCGTTGCGCAGAAGGACGTAGTATTGCGCAGGACGCACAAGGATAACACCACCGTCCAGATCGACATCATCTTCTTCGATCTTCTGGCAGACATCCTCAATAGCACGCTGCAGCTTGTCAGGATCATTCTCGTCCAGTGCAGAGGTCAGGGTCTGTACATTGGCCACGCCGTTGGTAACACCAACAGCAGTACCACCATCACCAACGAAGGTCTTGGCGGCGCACTTGATACCCTGGATAATAAAGGACTCATCGAAGACCTTGCCGATCTCTTTGCCGTGGTCGGAACCCAGCTCCAT